CCTTAAACCACTTCTTGAGACTCATTTCTTGACTCCCATTCGGTATTTGCCACCTCTGCGCTTATATTCCTTCACTAAGAAGGCATTTGCATAGGCTGACGGATATACCTTGAATTTTCTTTTTACGGCACTTTTAACAGAAGAGTATAGTCGCTTGTTCATTGGAACAGGCTTCTTAGTAGCTGCTTTTTTTCTTTGAGGCTTTTTTCTTTTTACGGCCATGAGCTACTCCCTTCATTAACTTGCCGTTAGGCATTCTATGGTACCCTTTCGGGGCTCTCTTTGCTTTAGTCTTCGTTTTCCTCTTCTTCATAGTCAACGTCCTCTAGCTTTTCTACCAGCTCTTTTACTGCGGGAGGTACCCATCCTGAGTACTCTTTTGCTTCCTCTTCAGTAGCAAACTTAGCCACCAGTACTCCGTCCAAGTGAACGTTCCAGCGCTGTCGTTTTTCAAAAATGTAATAGTCTTTCATAATTTATCCTTTAGAGATTAGTGTTGCTAGGACACCTGCTAGGAACATAATTAGGGTTCCGCCTATTACAGTCATGCGAGACTCTATCCTGTGCAGTCCAGTTTCAACATCGGTTAGGCGCTGAAAGCAGGTTTTCCATCTCTCTTCGCACTGAACTTCATGCGTTGCAAGCTCCAGTTCAAGCTTATTTACTTTCGGAGGAACGCTTCTAAGTTCTTTTAGGTCTGCTTCATATTGTGCGCTAGTCTTTTCCATTTAAAAGTTTTTCCATCAGCTTACCATAATTGCCTTGCCCAAAGGGAACAGCTTCATTAATCTGTACATTGGTCTGGTTTTTGATATTGCTGCTTTCGGCTTTGGCAAGATCAGCTTGTGCTTTAATCTCGTCAATGCGCATTTTATGTGCCATTTGTAGTAGGTCGGCCAAGTCTTTACTAGAGTATACGCCAGATTCCTGAGCCTCTTCCAGTTTAGATGCGATCATCTCGTCTAACAAGGCTCCGATATTGTTCTTATTACGGTAACCCAGGTCTAAGTACACTGTGTCAATGTACTTCTTTACTTCGCGTTTATTAAGTACATCTACTACTTGCTGTTCTGATACTTGCAAGTACTCACACACCGCCCGTATATTGCCGTATTGTAGATAACTATTCGCTATCTCAAGCCCCTCAGGGGATATTGTGGTTAGTTCTTTTGCCATGTTTCAAATTATACTCAAATAGTGGTGGGTTGTCAAGAAGTTTTTTTCTCAGGTCTAGTCAGCTAACGGGTTGTCCAAAGCTCTTTGGAGTTTATCTGTTAGTCGTTTTTCTAGTTCTTTCATATCTCTATCCGTATCTGACTTTAAAGCATCTCGTTTTGTTTCAAAACGATCATTTGCATTATCAATCATTAGTCTTACTTTTTCTTCTGATTCGCGAACTTTATCTTCAACTCGATCAGCTTGTTTTTCAATAGATATAATATCGTCTCTTAGTCCAGACTTAATGTCTCGGGTGTAGGATATGGCATCGTCTAGTTTTTGTTCTATAATCTTATTACGAGACTCAATTTCACCTGTGTCAATATTCTGTACGACTTCTTTCATATCCATGTAATCGCTGTAGAATTCAAAGCCCGCCCATGCTGCACCTCCTAATGTAGATAGTGCTGTAAGCATAACGAACATCTTGCCACCTTTAAACGTCATTCCTCCGATTTCAAACTCTGCCATTAATCTTCCTTTGCGAATTGCAATTGCCTGAGATTGTTAATCTCCGCCTTGAGCTTCATTACCTCCATTCGTTTCTTTTCAAGTTCCAACTGGTAAAGAGTATTACAGTTAATACGTTCTTTTGGTCCACCAATTGGTATATTAATTTTTGCGTACACGCCTACATCTCCGACACGAGTCTGACTCATTGTCATATCTGTGTCGTAAGGATTAACAGTATCATTTCCGCTATTTATAAAGCCTACAACACCAAACTCTAAGTTAGTAGAAGAGCCAATTGCATTTTGGCAATCCAGTGTTCCTGCTCTAATTCTATCAGAAGCATAGCTCTGTTGAGAGCTAGGTAAGTTTAAGTTTAGTGAGCTGGAGTCTCCGTAGGATAGGTGACTAGCCAGCAGCGGTATAAGCAGTAAGCGCTTCATCAGTATCTCTTTTTATTTTTGAACATATCCTCGACATTATAATAGCAGGATCTTTAACACTTGCTAGAATTTTTGACTTGGAGCATACGTAGGTTATGATATCCTTATCTTTGTCTTGGATGAAAATCTCTATACTTTTTCTTTCCAAGTGTTTTAAATTAATTAGCTTAGAAGAGCTAGCGAAAGCTATACTGTTCCAGTCTCTGTCGTACACATTGATAGAGTACCAGGAGATCTCTTTTCGACTATTAAATATATTCATGTTTATTACTTTTACGCCTTCCACATAAGTAGTTAATAGTTCGGGGTAGGTAGGAGTAAACTGGTGAGCACTTGCGTACCCACCGAGCATACCTAGTATTAGTATTACTGTGCGATACATTCTGCCACTACCATAGCAGTATAGTCACCTGCAGGAAAAGACTTATCGTATCCGTAGTCTGCACTAGAGTCTACATTAAACCATACGCTACCTGCTACTGTTAGATCGAACTCAACAGTGTTGTTATAGGTAATTTTATTGGTTTCAAAACCTGACATCAAAGCATCAGAGGTTTGACCTACTGTGACATCACCTGTCCAGTTGGTAACATCTGCAAGCTCTGGGCTAGAGGCGAAAGTATCGGGGTAGGAAATTACAGCTTTATAATGATCTGCTGCAAGAATGTCGTATCGAACAATTGGCACTACACCGCCATCGCTGGCAGAAGTACTTAGTTCACTTGGGCTGGGGTTGCCATAGACTCCGGTAGTGTCTGTTTGTATAACACATTTAGACTCAACGGTTCCTTGGATGGGGGTGTTTGCTGCAACTGCTAAAGGAGCGAAGCACGCGATTAAGAGTAACTTTTTCATATGTGGTTCCATAATAAGGCATTACGCCCCTTTGGTAGTTTATTGTTAGTATTGGGCCTCTACCATCTCTTCATGCAGCAATTGTTGAGCCAGCCCCACTCTCTTTGCTTTCTTATTATCCGGAAGATTAGAATCTACCAGAACTAGTGTATCATTGTAGCTTCCGCCTTTTAAGGAGTTATCATAGCTCCGTGGCAGGTAATTCATTGCAAACAGTGCTTGCTCTGTAAGAGAAGCCTGCGCAGACATAGCTTTCATGTTAAGACCTCCTAGTAAGTTTTCTAGGTCTACTACTACTTTCTTTGTTCTCTGCTTGCGTTCGTATTCCTCTTCTTTATCTGCTTCCGCTTGTCTCGCAAGCTCTGCTAGTACAAGTTCATCCTGTAAAGGATCATTAAACTCTACTACTGGTATAAGCGAGGGATCATAGGGTATCTTGTACCCAGGGCAGCTACGGTCTGCTTGTGGATCAAAACAAGGATCATATTGATAGCTATAAACTACAGAAGGGTCGAGTACCGTACCAAAGCCTTCAACTTGTATTGAGCCATCGCCCCATGCTTCAATTGGTATATCACCTACACCAATTACTTTATAAATCTTGTTGCCAGGAAGTCCTGACCAGTCATCTCGCTCTCGAAAGATATAACCATCTCCAGCAGCGTTCTCATTCTGAACGTACACAACCATATCATCTTCGGTGTTTTTTATTGTCTCATATCGGTATACTACAGTGCCGACAGTAAGGCCTGCCTGCTGAGGAAGTATATTCTGCATTACCCAGTCATATGCGGTTGTTCGTGCCTGTCCTGTAATTATTTCAGAGTACGAGAAGGGCGCCAAGCAAACTAAGTATACCGCCAATGCCATACATTGTCTTCTTGGTAGTTTCGTCCATTGCATTCTTCTCTTTCTCCTCTAAAGGTTCTTCTTCTTTATGAGTTTCCCAACCGGCTTTTGCTTCTGGTCCGATCATGCCATCATATGGGCAAGGTGTGCCTGCCATCATCATTGCATCAAAGACACGTTTGTCTTGACACATTACCGAAACTGCTGCTACCTTCATGCCCATATCATACAAAGTCTTTGCGTTCTTTAACTTCTCGCAATTCATGTCTCTTGTCGTAGTACCCATAGAAATACCGAGTATCTGGGTTTGTACTGCTCCTGCGACACCAACCGTACAAAGGTCAGAGTTTGATATGTTCATCGTCGGTGTTATAGCCGACGGAGGTGGAGACCTCAACGTAGTAGTAGTTTTACTATTAATATCACTAGTAGTAGTTGAGTCAGTAACAATAGTGTCCGTGTTTGTTGTATCATCCTGAGCGTATAAAGCACCGGACAACACAAGCGGTAAAATAAGTAATAGTTGTTTCATATAAAGCCTATTGAGTTCAGTTAGTTCTTTTTCAATTATTTTTACATTATACCCGACGAGGGAAAAATTGTCAAGAACTTTTTTTAAGTTGCTATTATACCCGCACGTCTACAAGGGTACCTAATCGAGTCTCTATACCCGTACTTTCTTTTTATGTATCGGGCATAGTTTTTTACTAAGACGGTGCGGTGGGCCATGTCAGAGTAGTGTAATCAGTAGTAGGAGGGTTATTAGAGGCAGGGAAGTCCCTTAAAGCTTGTCGGTATGTCGCCCACTCAGCCTTTTTATCCCCTGACAGAGGTGCATCAGCAATTTGCGTCCAGTCACAGCCTCCTAGTATGTGGTTTCTATGGGTCCGTAGCTTTCTATGCTCGATTCCATGTATTTGATCTTTTAGCTGCGTGGACTCAACCCATTGGGCATTTTCCCATATAGACCAAATATTAGGGCGAAGTGGAAGGATCTCCCATCCCAACTCAGTCCAATAATAGAGAGTGCCATCAATAGGAAGCTGTGCTTCGACCCAAGTAAACCCTTCTGAGTCTACACTCCCATGTACTGGTTCTACTTCTTGTGATCCGTATTGTGTGAGTATAACTCCATGAGAATTTATTTTAATTTTATACATAATAGTTCCTATAAGCCTAAGCCGAAATCTGAGACGGCAAAAAATTGTTTTGAGGCAAGAGAATTAGTTAAAGCATATCCTGTGCCTCTATCCGCTCCGCTAGTGAATCTTAGTGATATGCTGTTGTTGCTTGACCAATTATAGGTCCAGCCCCACCATGAGTAGTTTGGGTATCCACTAGAGGTATCCTGTTTGAAAAACTCAGTTCCATCAAGTCTGCACCATCTCTTTGTAGAGGAGGTGGTAAGAGATCCCAGAGACACATTTAGCGTAGAAAAACTAGAGGGCACTGCTTGGGAGGTAGTAAGAGCTGCCTTTGAGGGTCTTCCTCTAGTATCATACGTTGTAAATTGGGTAGTAGCGGCGCTGGGGGTATACTTTTTATCTGAAGCCGTGGCGCAGATAAGACCATAATTGTCTGTACCTGCAGTATGGGCTTTACTACCTGTTACACCTCCCCAGGAATATGCTGGCATAGCTACTATTATTTCAAACTGTTGAGCACCTGAAAGGCTGTCACGAATGTATACTGCTCTATTTACTTTACTTGTCGAGTCATAGTCAGGATTATCGCTATAGACTGCAGAGCCGTTTACAATTGTTATAAGAGAAGGCCCTCCAGTAGAGACTAAACCACCCCAAAACTGCCCTGAGTAAGAAGAAGAGGTAGGACGTGCGTAAACTGTCGGAAGATTAGTAGAAACCTCGTAAGGAGTAAAAGTACGGTTATGTGCACTATTTCGAATACTTGTCATATCCTTAGAAAATGTATATATAGAATAAGCGTTTGAAAAGTCAAAGTTAGGGTAGGTTCCGGTCGCCCCGTAAGTGCCGAAGTTTCTCCCCTCAACATGAGCGCCATTAAAGTTAATGTCATCTCCTTTATTAAAGCTAACCATGGTGCCTGAAGTATTTTGTACTTTCACCGACATTTCAAACTTACTATTGTAGCCAGGGCCTGAGCCTACTCCACACTGTACTGTCTGAGTTGCTAGTGCGTGGGCTTTGTCCCACCCATAAGCCCAATCGGGAACCTCTAATCTATACTGAGTTCCACTTGTTCCTGTGCTTGCATTAACAGTTCCTGTAAAGGCTGAGAACTCGCAGTAGTGCTCGCTGTCAAAAAGAGTCTGACCAGAGCTATTATATACTTCTATTCCGTAAGCCATCTAAGATAGGTCCTTTCCAAGTATGATTATGTCAAACAGCTGAGTGTGGGCATCAAACTGATTACAAGGTCGATAAGAACTTCCGCCACCAATGTTAAAAGTTTCACAAGTACCACGCCATGTAAAACGTACTGTGTTTGTGGACTGATAAGCATACCCATGAGTTGTCTCTGCACCCCAGATACTAAAAGCTCCTCCGTCTCTTCTGATAAACACGTAGTTGTCGTCTAGGTCTTGTTGAGACGTTACGCCAGGGACAGTAACATCTGTATAGCTAGTACTGCCCGAGTATGGGGCATTTACATATATACTCTTTGCTTGTTCGTACACTACAAATGTTTTTACAGGTGCCGAAGAATCGAGTACTAAGTTGCCAGAAGCATCAAACTGCTGAAATCCGTAACTCATAAACCACCTCCTACATTGTATTTAGCCATAAAAAAATCCTCCTAAGATGTTACGAATTATAACACCCGAGGAGGCTAATGTCAAGCATTATTTTTGAAAGGTGTATCGTATCTCAGTCTCCAGCCCCGTTTTTGCTAAAGTCTTTCGTACTCTCCAATTTCCCTTTTAGGGTGAAGCCGCCTTTTTTGAACTTATAGCCTGCTTCGGCACTACCATCTCCAATTTCCATATAATAATTTTTTGAGAACTTATATCCAACTCGTGTAAACGAAGAGGTCTTTACAGTAGGGTCTTCCAAGAGGGACTTGTACTTGTACTCCAGGTATGGACTTGCCTCTCCTTGAGTTGCGAAAAACAGGACGCCCAGGATCACGTACGTGGTAAGTTGCCATGGGCCCCAGATGATTTCTTTCAATTTCATAGTTGTTTCCTTTTTTCTGCTTATTCGAATTATTTCGAATTGATGACAATTATATCACAGTTTTATGACAGTTTTTTTGTAACACCCTTTTGGTTTATGACTTTTTCTTAAAGTAGTACGTGGAGGGGAGCGCAGAGCGGCGGCTTATAACCAGGTCGTCTAACCGCCCCCTCTCTTATGCTTTTTTATTCTAAAAAACATGCAGAAAAATTTTATTAATGCTTGACTCATTCGCTGGCTGTGGTATAATATCACCTCATTAGACAGATAGGGAAACAAAAAAATGCGCAACTTACTCAATGCAATACTCGAAACTACTTTCACAATTGTTATGGGCGGCTGCGTTTTATTTGTTGCACTCTATACAATTTTAATGTTATAATAAATTTCAATTACTTACTACGGATATATAAAATATGACTACTTCAACTGTAAACTACACTCCCGAAATGATCGCGGTCTTAACTGCTGCGGCTCCTATTAACCACGAAAAGGCGCAAGCCTTGGCTGTTCAACTTGATCGCGGGGTGCGTTCCATCATTGCAAAATGCAAGCGCGAGGGTATCGAATACATTAGCAAGCCAGCACCCGCTAAAAAGAAAGCGGCTCCAACTAAGGTCGATATGGTCGCGGCTATCATGGCGGCAACTGGTGCCGATAACCTTGACGGCTTAGAAAAAGCCACCGGTCAGGCTCTAAATAACTTACTTGCATCGCTTGCATAAACAGGAAAAGCCCTGTATAATCAGGGCTTAACCACTGGAGATTTAATTATGAATAACACTACTGCTACGGCTATCGGATACGTTGGCGCGCTCATTATGGCCCTGTTCTCTTTTACCATGCTACCGGCTCTCGCGATTCTCGGCCTTGCATTGTTGACCGTCCAAATGGTTTATGCTAGAATTTGGAACCTTGTA